TCGTCGGCTTGCTAAGGGTGCTAGGTCGCGTGATTTTGTGCGGTGTTATCTTAGTGCTGGTGTGTTTTACGCGGTCCCTATTGATTCTGTGGTGCTTCCGTATCATGGTGAACCTTTGGTGTTTCTTGGTTATAGTCGTAGGAGGTGGTAATGAGCAGGATTAATTGCACCGGTTATATTGCCGGTTCGTTGTGTAAGAGTATCCGTCGTGATAATAAAGCACCAGTGTTTGCGTATAAGGATAATAAAAAACCGGATTGTGCGGGGTTGTTTGATTTTGTGATGTCGCATTATGCGGGTGAGGTGGCTAGGATGCGTGCGGGTGTGCGAAGGGGTGATGTGGTATAGTGTTGTTTGGCCTGTTAGCTCAGTTGGTTAGAGCGGCATTCTTATAAAATGCGGGTGCCGGGTTCAATTCCCGGACAGGCTACGTTTAATTGAGAACCGTTATCGGTAGTGTGATATATTAGGTCATGACATGTCGTTTGATGTGTCATGATCTTTTTTTTTTGAGGTGTGTTGTATGGATATTGGTCAGATTGTGGCCGTTGTCGGTAGTGTTGGTTTCCCGATTGTCGCGTGTTGCGGAATGGCGTGGTTTATCGCTACGACTTTCAACGATTTTAACGACTTGATGACGAAGGACAATGTACTTACTGAAGAGCTTATAGGATTGCTTAGGAAGGACACCGACGGTGAAGATAACACGAACGCTGCGTAATATTATCGCTTGTGGATGCGACTCGCTGACGGGGGTTGTGGCTATCGTAAGCGTTTGCGTATGTGCGTTGTTAATGACGTTTGCGCCGATTGCTAGCGCGGATATGCGCGGTGTGGATGTGAGTAATTGGCAGTGCAATGTCGACACGGGTGCGCTCGATGCTGATTTTGTGGTGTCGGGCGCGACATGGGGTGTTGGCGGTCTGACTAATATGTGTCTGACGAATGGTGTCAATCAGGCCGCGAACTCTCAGCTTGGGCGTGCGTCGGCCAGTGGTAAGAGCATTGGCGTGTATCACTATGCGATGGGGCGTGACGCGCGTGCGGAAGCCGATTTTTTTGTTAATAACGTCAAGGGCTATGTTGGCCGTGCGGTGCTTGCACTGGACTGGGAATCTCAGGATAACTCTCAGTTTGGTAATGGCGCGTGGGTCGATGCGTGGGTGCGACGTGTGTATGAGCGCACGCATGTGTGGCCGGTGATATATCTTCAGGCCAGCGCGTTGGGTCAGCTTAGCGGGTTCGTGCGTCAGCATTGCGGCGTGTGGATTGCGCAGTATGCTTCCATGGCGGTAACGGGCTATCAGGAAAGGCCGTGGCTGTACGGCGCATATGGCGAAGCCATGAGACAGTACACGTCGAACGGTTCCATTCCGGGTTACGGGGGTCGTCTTGATCTGAACTACTTCCGTGGCGAACGTTGGCAATGGGACGCATACGCGACGGGCGACCGCAAGGGCGGCGAACATGCCGTGAGCGCGGCACCGTTCACGTCTGCACCGTCTTCGCCCGAAGGCGTATCGCGGTGCGTGGTCGTGTCTTCGGGCGACACACTTAGCGGCATCGCCGCACGCACCGGGTTGAACCCGTGGACTGCGTGGACTGGCTACGCTTCCGGCAATCCGGGGGTGATTTATCCCGGCGAGACGGTCTGCTATCGCGGTGCGGCTGGTGCGCAGACTTCCGCCGTGCGGACGCACACCGTTGCGGCGGGCGAGTCCTTGTGGTCGATTTTCGGTGCCGATTGGGACCGCGTTGCATCGCTTAACGGACTTGCTAACCCAAGTCTGATTTATCCGGGTCAGATTCTTAAATATTAAAAAATTGCCACTAAAACGGCGTGTCGCAATTGCGCACGCCGTTTTTTATATGCTATAACTCTTTATGTCAGCAAAAAAAAAGAGCTGACAAAATAACAACAAGAAAAAAGGAACTCATAATGAGGAAAATCAAGAAAACTCTACCGGTCAGCGAGATCAGCTATTACAACCGCGACGGCGTGTTGCAATCCATCACCGTGAATAGCAACGTTCGTACCGTGGAACAGGCCGTCAAGGAACTCATGAAGCGCGGTTTGTACAACGTGCTTGTTGACGATATCAAGGTTTGCAAGTACACGTATGTGATGGACGCAGAACAGTTCTTCGAGAACGCCGCACTTGTGGACACCGACAACGAAGCCGAAGCTGAAGCCGAAGCCGAAGCCGAAACCGTTAACGAGTGATACGAAAGGAAAACACAATGACCAACAACGTCGAGAACACCGAGAACACCGAGAACACCGAGAATACCGAATCCGTGCGCACGGACAACCGCCGTTTCATCTGCACCGTGGATAACAGGACATTTGAGGGTAAACGTGCGATTGTCAATGCGCGCAACAGCGCCAAGAGCCTGAACAGCTACGGCGAAGGTAAGCGATTGGATGTGATCGGCGCATACACCGCGCCCGCCGTTCGACCGCAGACGGGTCAGCGTTGCACGAACGTCTATCTTTTCACGGCGGACGGCGACACCTATTTCAGCCAGTCCGAGGGCATCAACCGCAGTATCTTGGATATTGTGGATATGTTCCCGGACATGAACGCCGAGAACGGCGGTATTCCGGTAGTGGTCAATTCGACCGCATTGGGTGGTGGCAAGTCTATCAAGTCGCTTCAGATTCTCTAACCGATAGAGGGTATGTGAAGTATGCAGCCCGCGTGTAATGCGCGGGCTGTTTTTTATCGTAGGAGATGCGTTTATATGGCAAGAGCGAGAAAAACGGCGGACGTGTTGACGGCTAAGCGCAAGAGGGTACGCCGCGCGATAAACACGATACGCAAAAGCATTACGGAAGGAATGCCGGAAAGCGAACGCCGCGCACGAACGGTGTACGTGCAACGGCTCGAAGCCGATCTACAAAAAACATATGTCGGGCGTGTCCGTGACAAGCAAATGCGCACCGAGGCGTATGCACGCGCAAATGAAATAGCCGATCGGCTCAGTAAACAGGCCGCGACCGTGAGGGGCGGCGGCGGCAAGCGTGGCGAACAACGTCGCGCGTTCAACATTTTTCGTCAGGAGATGCGCATGGCGTCCAACGGCAACCCGTCGGCCTTGGGCGAATTCGGTCGTGAGAAAGTCAAGATTTTTTGGCGGTACACACAAAACATTTGGCAACGCCCGGACGTGCCGCCCGACAAACGTTTGGAAGCTGTCATGAAAGCGTATGGGGCAACGTCGCTAAGCGAGCTTTTTGAAACCATCATGGAACGGAATAAAAAAGCGCTGGAATACGCGCAGAATATGAAAATGCATATCGGGGAATTGGAGGATTACACGGACGTTGAGGGCGGTAGTCCGATTTGGCTTATTGCGGTGACACCTGACGTTGTGCGATGAAAGAGCGTAGGAATTTCAGGGTGGCCGCGATATTCGACACCGAAACCACGAATATCGGTGAGGGTGCCGAAACGCGCGCGTATCCGATTTTGTACATTTTCAATGACATGCGTAATACGTCGGTAGAAGAGTATGACCCCGATACGGACGACGTGCGTTTCTACCGGCATACCGGCGAAGCGGTTGCGTACATTGGTGATCTTATCGCGTATGGCGTGGCGCACGATTTTATACCGGTCATTGCGGCCTATAATCTCATGTTCGATATGCAAACGCTCATGCTTGCATTGTCGCAAACGTACACGTTGCGCGTCAACGCGCAGACGGCAACGTCCGTGTACACGCTCGATCTGTGCATAGGCGAGAACGAAAACGTGGTGTGCCGCTTTTGGGATACGTTCTATCTTGAGATGGGCGGGCTACGCGCGATGGGCGAGACGTGCGGCCTACCGAAGGCCGTGGGCGACTGGGACTACACGCTTATCCGCACGCCGGAAACGCCTTTGACCGACGATGAACTGTTTTATGCGCGGCGTGATGTTCAGGTGATACCGCAGTATCTGCAATGGCTGTTGCATGCTAATTCGTGGCTGACGGCTGATATGCTCGGTTGTCGGGTACTTACGAAGACTTCGCTTGTACGGCAGATGGCACGACGTGAGATCGGTGGTCGTCGCGTCACATTGCGCGACGGTAAGAAACTTACGTTGCAACGCGCTTTTGAGACCACTTGCGGGCAAGAGTTTCCGAAGAACTATGAAGCCTACGCGCTTCGTAAGGCGTGTTTTCGCGGCGGGCTTACCTTCACCTCTGCACGAACTGCGAGCATCGTGGTGGATAACGTCGCGTCGCTTGACGTGACCTCAATGCATCACGCTTTCATCAATGGCCGTCGCTTGCCGGTGAAATTCGCGCCGACACCGGCGGAATTGCTGCAAATCGCGTGTGAGAACATTATTGCTACGCCGCTTGCCGATGTGTTGGCGCATTACGACGACCCGTTTAGATCGGGGGTGCATGTCGCCGTGCGTTTTGCTGGTTTGAGATTGCGTAAGGGTACGTGTTTCGACGCTTGGGGCATTGCGATCTGCCCACGCTCGAAATTTGTGCGAACGCTGCGCGCGGGCACCGATTACAGCAATAACGAGCGTGCGAAGACACAGGATAACAGTATACGCGCGCGCGGTTATGTGGACGTCGCAATAAACCCGACGTATGCGTTCGGCAAATTGTACCGGGCGGACGAATGCGTTTTACATGTTAACGAAATCGAACTGTGGAATATCGGACAGGTGTACGACTATGACGAAATGCAAGTACTGTATGGCGAAAGCACCACTAAAACCATAATTCCGCCTGATTATGTAACCTTGCAATCGAATATGCTGTTCGCGCGGAAAACCGACGTGAAAAACCTTATCAAGGGCTACACCGAAGGAACCCCATACGCGGATGTTATCCCCGAATCGATACCGGAAGGAATCGCACACGACGCGAAGACAGGCGAACTGAGCATGAAATTTCTGCAATCCTACTACGGTTCCACCGTGAAAGGGCAATTCAACGGCATTTATGGCACACAGGCGCAGGACGTTATGAAGGCCGATTATCGCGTGACTGAAGACGGTGAGCTGGAAGTGGACAGAACGACGATCTGCACGCCCGAGAATTTCGCGGACAAACGCCCACGAACGCCGCGCGTGCTGTACACCTACGGTATGCGGATTGTCGCCGGTAGCCGTATGCACCTTATTATTGCCATGATGCTTGTCTATGCGCGATTGCGCGATAGGGTGATAGTGACCGGCGGCGACACGGACAGTCTTAAGATTCGATGTGACGCGGACGTGAGCGATGACGATTTGCTGGAAAGTCTGCGGCCACTGCATGACGCGATCGAAACCGCCATTAACCGCACGATGCGGCGCGTGCGCGTCACCGCGCCGGATATGGCGAGTACGTTGGAGCATATTGGAAAATTCGAGGTTGAGGACTGCGGCGGTAGCACCCGATACACGCAGCATATGGAGCTGTGGAACAAAGCGCGCGTGAGTCTCGATGTAGGCGGACGCGTGCATGTGACGTGCGCGGGCTTGCCGCGACCCGACGGCGCTTACACCATCGAGGAGTTTTTGCATGACCTTATAGCGGGCGGGCATGATTTTGCCGAAGCCGTCGGAATGTCGCTCGGCTATGACGTGCTTGTGGACTATGCCATATGCCATACCTTGCAGCGCAACCGCCCGCACGTATGGGACAGATACGTTGGTACCGTCACGGATTATCGCGGCGAGACGGCGCACGTGGACGTACCCGAAGCGATCGGGCTATATCCGTCGGGGCGTTGGCTGGGCGAGTCCGATAAACAAGCTAATGAAGAAAACATTGTGTATTTGTGGACTACGTATAATAGACGTGTGGAGACGACCCCACGTGGACTTACATTAATGAATGGAACACCGAAGATTGTGAGTATAGATGGTGAACTACTATTATGACCGGCTTAGAACTCAGATATTGCCGCGCAATGCTGACGTTAATCTGATAATCGGGGCGCGTGGCCTTGGCAAAACCTATGGCGTGCGTCGGTATATGCTGGAGGATTATATTAAAAACGGTATCTGTTTTGTTGAGGTTACAAGATACCGTGAGGAAAACAACGACGTAGCGGCGAATTATTTTGATCGGATAACAGAGGATAATATTTTTCCCGATTGGGAGTTCAGAACACATAATAAAGTCGCCGAAGCACGTCGTACCGGTGATAAGGAATGGCGGACGTGCGGCTATTTCATTCCGTTGTCGTTGCAGCAGCAGAAGAAAAAAAGTACTTATGTGCGAGTGCGCAATATCTGCATGGATGAAATTATTATTGATACCGACGACCGCTATCACCGATATCTAAAAAACGAATACGAGCAGTTGGCGAAGCTTGTCGATACCGTCACGCGTGAACGCGCCGACGACATCGAATTGCGCAAACCACGAATTTTTCTGCTGGGTAATGCGTGCGACGCCTTCAATCCGTATTTCCAACACTATGATGTACCCTTGGAACCTGATTTTGGGTTGCAGTGGCTCGATGGCAAGACATGTCTTTTCGACTACGTGCGAGATGACGCATACGCCGAGCAGAAAACCAAGAACACCGTGGCCGGTCGAATGCTGAAGCACAATAGCGATATGACGGCTGGGAATCGGTTTGAGCACCACGACACCGATTTTTTGGACAAACCGCACGCACACGCAAAATTGTCATATGTGATTAGGTGGCTGCACGTTGATTATGGTGTCAGTATTGATCTACGATGTGGCTATGTCTTTATCACCACGACATACGATAGGGCAACACGTGTACCTTATTTTGCCGTGACAAGGGATGATAACCGGCTGAACTATCTCACTGCGTCTATCGCAAAGGATATTATCAAGAATCTTACTGCATATTATGCACTTGGATATCTGCGATACGATGCGGTGGAGACGCAACACGCTATATCCGAGATGCTACGTGTGTTCGGTGTAAAATGAGCGTGGCATACCAAGGCGAGGTGTTGTGGCGAAGATGATAAAACATTATCGTTGATACCAACGGTTGACTCCGGCGACGATATGGCCGTGATCGGTAAACGCGCCGTCCATTGTCACGAATCATGTCGCACCTATGCTAATATTGAGCCGTACCGGCGTACTTCGTACCGGTACGGCTCTTTTTCATATATGAAAGGATTGATAATGGACGATGAAACCCCCGAGGAAAGGGACACCGCAGAACGCGACGGCCTCACCCCCGACGAAGCGCACCGCGCGGGCGAGTTCGACGACCTTCGGGACATGCTCACGTCGATAACCGACAAACTCAACGACGCAATCGAACGTATCGGCGTTATCGATGAACGCATCGATGGCATCTATGACAAGTTCGCAGACTCCGTATCGCAGATGATCGAAAACGGCGCGACCGTCCGCGAGGACGACGCGGCGGATGCCATAGCCGAAGCCGCCGCGAACGATCTTGAAAACCTTGATTACACGCTCTGAGACAAACGGATAGGAGATATTTATTATGGCTGTAGACAACGCGACGATTTTGGATAAGGTACGCCTTAAGGGCACCGACGATTACCAGCAACGCATACCGAGCGCCACACAGACGGGCGTTGCGAACACCATGCGCTACCTTTTCGACCCCATGAACCGCCAGTATCTCAATGACTGCGTTTGGAGCATGGTCAACCGAATCGGGCTTACCGTGATGGCGCAGAACGAGCCATTTGAGAACCCGTTGAGCGTGTTCAAGAAAGAGAATCTTTATTGGGGTAGCACCGTTCAGGAGATTGCCGTCAAGTGGATTAAGGCGCACGGCTACAAGGACGATGCCGAAGACCTGTTGAAGATGCACCGCCCCGAAGCGTCCGTGTGGTTCTACGAGGCGAACCGTAAAGACCAGTACCCTATTTCGTGGACTGACGACGAACTGCGTCAGGCGTTCGTGGACGACTTCGGGCTTAACCGTTTCGTCGCGCAGATCATGGAGACACCGCGCAATTCCGACAACTACGACGAAATGAACATCATGCTCGCCCTGATTCGTCATTATGAACAGAATCTCGGCTTCTACAAGGTGCATCTCGATTCGGCACCGACCGATGAAGCGTCAGCCAAAGCGATGCTCAAGGCATTGCGTGCGACCGCCGGGCGTATGCAGTTCCCAAGCACCCAGTACAATGCGCTCAACATTACCGATATTCCGGCATACGCGAATCCGCAGAACATGGTGTTGCTGATCGAGCCGGAATATCTCGCGTCGCTTGACGTGGACGCGTTATCCGCCGTGTTCCAAATGGATAAGGCGGATGTTCCGTATCGCATCATTCAGGTGCCGAATCTCGGTATTCCTGGCGCGGTTGCATTGCTTGTGTCCACTGACTGGTATCAGGTACGAGACACCCTCTATGGCACCACGCAGTTTTACAATCCGCAGACGCTTTCGAACACGATGTATCTTAATCACTGGGGCATCTACGGCGTGTCGCCGTTCACGCCGTGCGCGTTGTTCACGACCGACACCGGTACAAGTATCAATGTCGTCACGCAGGCCGTTACCGGTTTGACGCTGCAACCGAGTGAGTCGCAGGTTGCGCCGGGCGATGTGGTGCAGCTTACGCCGAAGCTCACCGCCACCGTCACGCCGACGGGTACCGCTATTGAGGTTGCGCCGAACAGTGCGACATACAAGGTGAGCGCTGTTCATGTCGCTACGGGTAGCTCCCTTGCGGTTCCGCTGAATGTCAACACGTTCGTTGACGATCAGGCACGCTTGCATGTCCAGCGCGACGATCTGAAGACAGACGATATTATCAAGGTGGAAGCGCTCGCTACCTACGTCAATCCGAACGGCACTACGGGGACGTACACCGCTACGGGTCGTTTCACGGTCAAGATTCCGACTGCGGACAAGGCACCGACTGCGGGCAAGGCACCGACTGCGGCCAAGGCACCGACTGCGGGTGAAGTGCCGACCGCTGAAAAGTAAAAACTGGCATGTTAGAATCGGGGATACCGGAAAAACGGTATCCCCGATTCTGTATGCGAAAGAGGTACATAAATGAAATTCCCGCACTTGGACGACGCAACACCGTTCCCCGGTGCCGACGCGCACGTGTATAAGCAGTACGTCAACACCGTTGACTATCACATGTGGACACCGAGCACCAAGATCAAGCTGTGCCGTGTGAAGTGGCGCGACGACGGACGCGACGCGGTGAAATTCAAGGACGATGCGACACGTGACGCATGGTTCGACGCGCTGGACGGCGAAGCCGTGACGCTCGATACCAGCATGTATATCGCGCGTGCGGACACCGACGGTGTGAAGATACCGGTGCCGTACATGTCCGCACAGCGTTATAATTACATCGTCGTTGACTTCAGCGCGGATATCATGCAATCGCCGTTGCAACAGAAGGCTTGTCAGACACGATATCACTATTTCGTTACGCGCATTACGGCGGAAGCACCGAACACGACCACGCTCGTACTGCAACGCGACGTGTGGATGGATTATATCAACACGACCGCGATAAACGGGCTGCTGCTGACACGAGGGCACGCACCACTCACCGAGACGACACCGCAGAAACTGCTGAAGAACCCGCGCGAGAATTGCCGTGATTTTACGTTGCCCGATGTCGATTATGGCAATGCGGCGGCGAATGTCAGGAAAAGCACGCCGATCAATTTGCAGAACGGCACAAGATACATCTGTTTGGCCGCGACGTTTTCGCCCGAGCAGCTGCAAGCCATGAGCGGTGTACGCGGTACGAACATTACGGACAGTAACCCGTCATACACCAATAATGACGGTACGGTTAGCGGTTTCGTATGGGGTGCCGGAAACGTTTCCACGTCAAACGTCACGGGCGCGGGCACCGCCTATAGTTCCGTCGATAATCTCACCGCAAGCAACGTGACCGTGTACGCGCTCGAATCGTCCAAGATATCGGGCGATTATTTCGACACGCTTTTTGCGTATTATCCACACATTATGTCGCAGATAACAGCGGTTTTTGTCGCCACTGCGAACATGATACGACTTAATAACGCTATCAGTGTGAACGGTGTCGAATGGCATACGGTCAGCGGTACGCGCGCGAAGATATCCGATATTGATTTGACTATGGATGATTTTGGATATGCCACCGAATACGCTCGAATAACACGACTATATCTAGCCCCTTATGCGCACTTGGAGATATCCGACAATATCGGCAATAAAACGCGTGTGGAAATAGCGGACTGCGGACGGCTCTCGGTGCAATCCGTCACGTCTCTTAGCTATCCGATATTGCGGCAAATAGCATGGCTTGACGGTATCGGTGCCGACGGCGATACGTCTATTAGTATTAACGCGATCAACGGTGCTAACGTCACCGCCGACGTGCCGAACGCGGACATGCTCAAAACGCTTATATCGCACGACATACCGACCTATGCGTTGCAACGTCGCGCAATCGACGCGCACCGCGCCGAGTCATATAATCGAGAGGTTGCCCAAGCGCGTGAAAACGCCATTATATCGTATGAAAACGGCGCACGCTCGGCTAACGTGTCGCTTGCCAACACCAACCGAAGCAATACGAACAGCATAGCCAACACGAATTTGTCAAACACTCTCAATTCCACCGTTACGGATAATTCCAATGCGGCATCGAATCAAATCTACACAGTCAATACGACGCAGCAAAATCTTTTGCTCACCGCATCCAATGACAAAATAGACAAGCTGAACACAGCCACTTTGGACTTAACAACGAATCTAGTGAACACGGAAATTACGGCAAGCGCGATCGGCACCGTCACCGCCGCGATAGGCGCTATAGGCACGGCGGCGACCGGTATAGCGGTGACGGCGGCGACCGGCGGCGCGGCGGCACCGATGGTTGCGGCGGGACTCGGCGCAGCCGGAAGCATTGGCCTGTCAGGTGCAAGCTTCGCCACCGGCGCATCCAAGACGACGGCGGAAGCCGCTTACAAGCAAGCGTACAACGACGAAGCCGCGTGGCAGGCGAAACTATATAACTCAAAGGCCAATAGTGTTAGCATCGCAATGGCGGGTACGCAGCTCGTCGAATCGACAAAGCTTAACACCAACAATACAAACGCAAGCAACGCAACGAACACCAGCATTACGGCTAACAATGCGAACACGTCGAACACTAACGCGGCGGCGTCGCGCAATCAGACGATCGACAACACCAAACGCAGCATGGTCAACACACGGTCAAACACAAATGCCGCATGGCGTGACCTGCTCAACCACGCCGCGCAACCGGTGGGGTCGTATGGCGGTGACAATTTCAGACAGGCTACGGGACTTGACACCATGACCGTTAAAATAGTCACCGAAGACAGCGGTGCGATAGCGGCGGCGGGTGATTACATGCTGCGCTACGGAATCGCAAGCAACAAACTGTACAACAACCCGAACCTCACACCGTGCAAGCACTTTGCCTATTGGCAAGCGGGAGACGTGTGGCTGACCAACGATCTCGCCGGAAACGACGCGCTCGATGCGATACGGGAGCGATTGACCGACGGTGTTACAATTTGGAGTGACCCCAACGAAATCGGCGGCGATTATCTCACCGCTAACCTCAATCAGTAAAAGGAAAAGAAATGGGACGCAAACGAACCCACAAGCAACCGCCGACACGTGCCGGTTTGGGTGAAAAAGGTCTACCGGTGTGGCAACAGTCGCAGCAGATCAACTCGCAGGCATATTTTACGGCGTATTCGCAAATGCTCAATATCGCGTTATCGCGCTTCAAATGGCTTAACTTGCCGAAGACGTGCAACGCGTGGTTCCTAGAATACAATCTGTTGTACTACGGTTATGCCACTATCGCATACCCGCATAGCAAACCGGGTGTGTTCTTCTCTACTCAGGCCGTCGTCAACTCGAATTTCAACGTGTATTATCGTCCGAAAAAATGGACTTCATACGGTATCAACGGTTGGCATTTCGACGTGGACAATTCCAACGGCGTCTTCATCTACGCCAACAAGGCGCGCACGCCGTTGGTGCCGACGCTCGAATTTTTCGCGCATGAGATAGAGGACTTATACATGACACGCCGGCAGAATCGTTTCCACCAAAAAACACCGTTCATTCTTGAGGTTCCGGCGGGACAACAAACGGCGGGCGTAAACGTGATTAAGCAAATCTCGGGCGGTGAAATGGCGATCATGACGGCCCCCGGTTTCACGGACAGTATGAAGGCGCAAGTACTCAATACCGGCACGGAATATATCGGTATGGAATTGCAGAACGATATTCAGAACACTTGGAACGCGTTCTACCAAGCTTTGGGCATTAAGAATCTTCCTATGAAGATGGAGCGGCAGACCGCCGACGAAATAAACGACTACGGCGAACCGACCGACCTACGCGCATTGTCCGAGCTTGAAGAACGTCGCGCCGCGTGCGACGTACTCAACGATCGTTTCGCAAAATACCTAGACAAGCCCATAGAAGTTGTGTGGAATCAGGACAACATCAGTAAGAACTACGATTACATGACGAATCTTCAGGAACAGGAACAGGAAGCGACCGACGATGACACCATATAACACGATACCGGCATACGAGCCAAGCGAACCGCACGACGATTTTCACGCCGTTGCCACGATCACGCTGGGCGAACTGCTCACGGAAGGCGGTGTGGACTGGACGCAGCCGCAATGGTCGTGGCGCGACGACGCCTACAATGATGCGCAGTATGCGCGCTGTTGTCGAAAAATCGAAAACCGCTACTATGACAGGGAAATTGGCGTAATGCCGCCGAGCAGATGGCGAAGGCACCTCATGCGGCTTATCAGCGAGTTCATGCCGGTGCTGAAACCGCTCTACGAGCTTGCGGACGGCAACCCCGGCATGTTCCTTTCGGACGCCGATACTTGGCACAAGATGCGCGCCGTGTTCTCGGACTTTCCGGCGACGCAGCTGCAAACCGGTCAGGATTACGCAAGCAACGCAACCGACACTCAATATGAGACCGTCGTCAACGGGAATTTTATGGACAAGATAAAGGCGATACGTCAGGGCGACTACGTGGATATCGACGTGCTACTATTGGAGCATCTAGAGGAATGCTTCAGCCCACTTTGGACGGTGAACATAAACAACTATTAGAAAGGTAAACACATGTTCCCATTACCCTTGTACAGCGTATGGCCTTATACGCCGGTCATACCCGCGTTCTATTGGAACGCCAAGAGCACAGAGGAGATAATCAAATATCTTGCGTGCGAATACGATCGCATCACCTCATATTTCGATGAACTCACCAACGCAATCAACAATCTAAGCGCGGACGTGCAGACGTTCGAGACCGATATCGAGAACCGTGTGAGCGCGATGGAAGCATCGTTGGCGACGTTGATTGAAAATCTTGAACACGTTGGCGATAAAATGGTAATCTACGATCCGACTAAAGGCGCTTACGTCGATTCCAAGCTCGCAATGCGCGACATGTACCGCGAACTAAGCGTGTTCGGCGCGCGCGTTAATCAAATCGCCGGTAAGAGCGTTGCGGCCATGGCGAAGCACCGCACGGACGAAACCGCAGCCGTCGGCAACCTCACCATTTTCAACGATGCCACGCCGCGTGTCACCGACCCGAAAACCGGCAATCCCTATACGCCGATACAATAACGAAAGGGATACATATGGACAGTACACCATACAACAAGCTACCGCTGTACGACGCAGGTTCAGTGGCGGACTTGCGCGACGAATACAACCGCGCCATGCAGCTCATAGATAAAAAACTACACCAACTCGATGTGCAGATTCAAATACACCACCCGGAAGGAATATAAATGACATCCACAACCGACAATTTCAACCTTGATCTCTACGACACGGGCGACCCGGCAAACCTCAACGACCAGTACAACGCTGCGATGCACACCATAGACAATACGCTGCTCACCGTCAACACCAACGCAAGCAGCGCACTGCAAAAGGCAAACAAGCTGGAAACGCGTTTGAACACCGTGGCCGCGCAAGCCACCGCCGCAAACGACAACCTGACCGCGCTCGGCGTCACCGACACCACCACCGCCGCAACATCTAAGAGCACATGGGATAAAGCCGCATCACGCGCCGAAAACAACAAGAACATGCTTAGCGCGCTCGGTGTCACGACTACCAACGATGCAAGCACCCTCAACACCACAATCACGACCACGAAAACCAAAACCGACCGTAACGCGCGAATAATCACGCAATCGACCGGTTTCAACGACAATATCGTTGTTATCGGTGATAGCTGGGTTGACGGCTACTACAGTGGCGCGAAGCACAAAGCGGACTCGCCCGCGAATGCCATCTACGATCTGTTGCACCCAACCACGAAACAGACGTTAGGCACAAGCGCGGGTGGTTTCTACGCTTCCGGCGACGATGGCACTTTTCTAAGCCGTTGGAATGCCGTCACCGACAAACAGCATGTAGACAGGGTTATCCTAATCGGCGGGCAAAACGATGCGACGGTGATGCAGAACAACGACGTAAAGTTATCATCAGTGGATGACAGCATAAACACGCTGTTGAACACAATTCGCACCGATGCGCCGAACGCGATCATCGATATATTCCCCATGTGTCTCGCCATAGGCGCATCGATGAACCGTCAAAACGCGAAATGGTCGGTGGCACCGGATTACCGTCAACAGGTCTATAACCTCTTCGCCACAAAACACGATATTCCGAACGTGGTAATACACGAAGGCGCATACCGTGCAGGCGTGTGGGCAAGTCGCGCGGCTGACGGCGGTGACGACAACGACGGCGCACACCTGTCAAAAGGCGGGTATAGCGCAGTCGGTCACGCCATGGGCAGCTGTATTCTGCATGGTACGACGTTCTTTCCGACGCAAAGCGGATACCCCAACAATTCGCAAATCAACGGTACATGGAACAATGTGTCGATTTTCGAGACCAACGGCGTGTTATCAATTCAATACAACGTCAAATGCTCCGGCGCACAGAAGAACGGCGACCGACTGTTTCAGATCGCCAAACAGTTCAGCGTAGGCGCATCGATGTTCTATAAGGATTACTCAGATAAATATTTCGTATCAATCGACGGTAACACTCTAGCCCTTCAAGGCGTAACCAACATACAAACCGGCGATATAATCGCAGGTGGCATACGACTACTAGCGGGTTTCTAAAACACAAAAAACCGGTTGGCAATAACGTCAACCGGTTTTTTTGATTTATATCAAGCGTTCTCATCAATCGAGACGACATACTGTATCCACGTGCGCCCTTCCTCCCAAGACGGATGTAGTTTAACTGTCTTAATTTCATATTCGTTAGTTAACATGAATTCAATAGCCCGAGCTAACGCAGTCTCAAAAGTAAGATCACTATCTGTAATCTTTCCCGTATATACACCGTCAA